CGTCAATACTGCTTAACTATGCCCCCCTCAAATGTCGATTTGTCGACAAATTGATAAAGAGATTAAGAGATTAACGGGTTTATCTATGTATCGACTATCCACCCGACTCAGCCCGCTCTCAGGAAACTCTCAGTTAATTCTCAGTTTCAGGGGGCTAAGATAATTCTCAGACAATTCTCAGGATACTCTCAGACTTACAAGGTGTGACCCAGTTCACAGGTAATTCTCAGGAAGTTCTCAGGAAACTCCCAGCCAAACGTTACCTAACTGTTACCTAATTTCCCCTATTTCGACTTGACAAGCGGGGGCAAGTCGTGTAAATTGTGTCTTGTAAATCGGACAGGGGGCAAACCCCCCAAAGGGTTCACAAAGTACGACACGCCCGACAAGTCGCAAGACTTGACAAAGGGTAGGGGATAGTGTAAAGTTATCCTCAACAAGTTAGAACCCCGACAAGTCGGGAGCGTCCCTAACTTGACAAGTCAATAAAGGTTAGATAGTCTCGACTAGTTACCTAGTAACAGCCCCGCGGGGGTGGGTATCACGACACGATTTAACCTAACTTGACAAAGGGTGTTAGCATAGGCTACAATAGGCTCACGACCTAGACACCCACTAGATTAGGGAGATACCCTAGTCTAAGCATGAGAGAGGATAACGCATGAAATCGACCCTTGCGGGTCGGGATAGTATAGACACTAACTTTCATGGCATAACCGCACTTAACGTGCGAGTCACTAGCACACGCTTGGGCTCACGCGGTTGGCGGTTGAGCGACACTACACATGGCAAGGCTGTACGCCGTACACGCCCACGCCACGCCGTAAAGTCGAACATGCCTAAGGTTGAGCGCGTACTACCGACCCTAGATGACGATACCGCACTAGCACTAGTGGCTAAGTTGGCAACCGCTAACGACACCACCCAACCCAACCTAAACGTACACGACAAATAGTATTCCGCCACGCCCGACTGCGGGGGTGTCTAGGTTCGAGTCCTAGCGTGGCACGACACGCCGTAAGGTGTGCAGACTTGACAAGGTGTTAAGTCTATGGTAGGCTACGCCTATCAACTTACAGAGAGGGTAAGTAAATGGAAATGATTACCTACACAGTAACGCTAAGCGGTAATGGTGGTATCACTTACAGCGAACCCGAAACTGTAGAGTGGAAAGAAGAGTAGAGAGGTAATCGCATGGCACTAGTTCGTGATGTGGTCAAGGTGACCATTAAAGAATTAGGGTTCAACAAGGTTGAGCCTGTGTCTAAGCAAGATTGGCAGATTGTGAACAACTATCTGCTAGAGAGGTGCAACTAATGACACTAACAACAGGTGACATGTTCGCCCTACTAATAGCCTTAGTATCGGTGAACGTGGTACTATTGGTAGCGTTCCGTAGGGTCTACGTATTAGAGCGTAGATTACGACGATACGAGGGCTACTATGACGCACGATAGTCAGGGTAACTTGCTTATTCCTGACCCTATCTATAAGGCTAAAATGAGGTGGCGCAGTTCTCGTAAGATTACACTTACGACACACCAAGCCAAAACAATTTCAGCCCTACTAGAGAATTACAGGCTAAGCCTAAAGCATGACGATTGGGATACCGATTGGGTGCTGAAGGCTGAAAACTGGATAGACGTACAACTGTTCGGCAAAATTAAAGTGAACGGAGAGTGGGTTAAACCATGAACGACAACCTATTGCTAGACCTCACACAACGTGAGGTCGAAGTTATCCGCATGGCGTTGCGTACGCAAGAGGATAACCATAAGCGTAACGATTTCCCTCACTTAGTTGCTGAGGTTCAAACCTTGCGCTCAAAGATTGCAGACGCAATAATTGACAACACTAGAGAATTGACAAAGGCATAACACTATGCTATACTACGACTATACAGAGAGAGGGGGTGAGATACATGGAAAATGATGATAACACTAGAGAGTGTACGAATTGTTCATCTACAATAGATGACGGAGACGAGGTAGTCATGAACGAACATGCCTACTGCCACGATTGCGTGTTTGTGTGTCATGGTTGTGACGCGGTGCGTGACCTAGAGCAACACATTATGGTTGGTACTGATACCTACTGTGATGATTGCGCCACTTATTGCCAGCGTTGCGAGGACGGCGTGAACAATGATGACACGCACACAGTAGACCATAACGAGTCATGGTGTGAGTATTGCTACGAGAATTACAGTTTCTACTGTGAGTCATGCTCGGAGAGTTACTCAGGTGATAGCACCTATGTGCAAGACACGCCATACTGTCAATCATGCTATGATGACGAGTGTTACTGGTGTGATGATTGCGAGGAAGCGTTCAGAGTAGATGACCGCTGTGATTGCTACAACAATGACGGCTCTCGTTGTTGCCGTAGTGGTCGCACAGGGTTTATTCATGACTACTCATGCAAGCCTAGCCCTATCTTTAAGGGTACAAGCAAGCACAACATGTATCTTGGTTTCGAGTTAGAGACAGAGTTACGTGACGTTGAGGGTGGTGCAAGGTTCGCTTCTAGCAGACTAGACGGACTAGCATACCTCAAGCATGACGGCAGTATTGGTAACGGGTTCGAGATTGTAACTCACCCTCATACTCACCGAGAGTATCGAGAGAATAGCAAGTTGCTATGGGATACAATCGACACGCTACGCAAGGACTACCACGCTAGGTCATGGGATACAGATACCTGTGGCTTACACATACACCTAAGCCGTAAAGGTTTCAATGGTGGCGCACACTTGCATAGGTTCATAGCATTTGTGTACCACAATGCACCACACATGATGAAGTTTGCGGGTCGCAAGACTCGCTTTGCTAGGTTCAATGACGTCTACACCTTTGACGAGTATGACCGCCCTGTATTCTCTATCAAGCACAAGGTTGGTAACCCTGAGCGTTACAGTTCAGAGCGTTACTCAGCGGTGAACACGCAGAACCTCAACACAATAGAATTGCGCTTCTTCCGAGGCACAATGAACACAAGCGGTGTGCTAGGTGCCCTAGACTTAGCACAGGCTATGGTAGAATACACTAGGGAACTACGACTAGATGACGTCAAACTTGGCGCATTATCTTGGGAGTGGTTCGCTGACTATGTAGAGTCTAACAACGGACTCTACCCTGACCTATACACTAGGTTGGACAAGATACAATCAGTAGACATACACAACAAGATAGTTGCAAACGCGTAAGGGAGATGATAACATGTGCTTACTTATAGTATGCGAGCCCGACTCCATACCTAACAAAGCAGACTTACACGCTGGTGCGTGTAGCAACCCGCACGGATTTGGATTTGCTATACATGCTGGCGATAGGATTATCTCCGAGCGTAGCATGTCTGCAAAGAAATCTATTGCACGCTTCTTGGAATTGCGCAAGCAGTATCCAAGTGGCTACGCCATGTGGCACGCACGATACGCCACGCATGGTGTTAAGAACGAGCAGAACTGTCACCCGTTCATGGTTGGTGGTGATGAGCGTACTTACCTAGCACACAATGGTGTGCTTGACATAAGTATCGGCAAGTCTGACAAGCGTAGTGATACGCGAGTCTTCGCTGAGGATACACTACCTAGAATTGGTGGTGTGTCTGCACTTGATGACGATAATGTATGGATAATGGCTGAGACTTGGGCTAAGGGTAGCAAGATTGCTATCCTAACATGTGACCCAGCAGCCAAGCACCCTATGTATCTACTCAATGAGTCGGCTGGTTCGTGGGACAACGAGGGCATTTGGTGGAGTAATCAAAGCCACAAGCGTACAACGTACCTAGAACCCAAGCCTATTAGCCATACACACAAGCCAAGTATGTATGACGACATGAAAGAAGAACTGTGGGACTACGCAGTAGATGTGGAACTAGAAGTCTGCCCCTACTGCGAGTCTGCCACAGACTTGATAGAAAACCCATACTACTGTAACATGTGCAAGTCCTGCTTTGATTGTAGTATCTTCATTGAGGATTGCTTATGCTACACACCAAACAAAGATTGGCAAAGCAAACGAAGCCTTGCCGATTTCCTATACTAACGAGAGGTAACAAATGTCCACAAACACAATCCTTAATCTCGCTGACGAACTACGTGTTATCGCAGATGAGATTTCATACAACGCACTTGACACATCAAGTGACTATCCAAAGCGCGGTACTATTGTGAAGGCACTTGCTTCGCAGACACGCTTCAAGCCTAAGTCTATGTGGGTATCACTAGGCAACGGCACATACAAGCACCTTACTGGTAGCAAGGGGTTGGTCACGACACATGACCGACTTGACGGCTACACAGAGGTAGTATTCGAAGCGTAATCTGTGACCTGAGTATGTCATTAAACTGCTCCCATCTATTTAAGAGAGGATAAACAATGATTACATGGAAAGCAGAGTTAACTGATGAGATGACCGCTCATCTATCTGATGATGGCAAGCGAGAGTTACGTGCTGAGTTAGATAGAGCAGTGCAATTAGTATGTGATGACTACCAAGTAGGAAAGGAGTACAAGCATGAGTTATGAACCACCACTTGACGACGACATAGCATTAGGGTATGATGATGACGAGGAACTCGACGAAGAGTTCGACGAGATGACAGAGATAGCACTAGAGAGATAGGGTTAACAATGGAAGGTCTATGTAAAGGTCATGATAATCCTGACCTATGGTTCTCAGATACAATCGAGAGCGATAGTAGGGGGCGACCTAAGAAGGCTGAGGTTGACAATGCTATACGCAACTCACGCATGGCACTTGCTGTATGCAAGAACTGCCCTGTCAAAGATGAGTGTCTAGCAGAGGGCATGTTGCCTGAGAACATAGACTATGGTATTTGGGGTGGCACTCTAACAGGGGAGCGACTACTCTTGGCTGGTCTACAACTAACAAGTTCACGACAAGCCAACGTAAGGTTAGCACATAGGATTAGGGAGTCACAACGAGTATGAAAGCACTAAGTTTCTTGCTGCTTGTATTAGCAGTATTACTTGTAACGGATAACTCAAAACCAAGCACGGACACAACAGACAAAGGCGTGCAAGTTACTTGGAGTAAAGACGATAGCAAGGCATACGCTAGAGATAAACTCAGCGAGTGGCAAGATGAGCAGTGGTCCTGCCTCAATAGATTGTGGGGTAAAGAGTCAGCATGGAACCCTGATGCTTGGAATAGTATTAGGGTTATGGGGAAGCATGCTGGCGGTATCCCGCAACTATTGGGGCTTGACCCTGCAACACCAGCACCACGACAGATTGAGCGTGGGTTGGATTATATTTACTACAGATACGGAACACCATGCGAAGCATGGATACACTTCAAGAAGAAAGGTTGGCACTAATGAGTTTGTTAGAAGATTATAAAGTTATGTGCATGGCTTGCAATAAGCCTATCACTAACAATCCGTTGCGCGTTCCTGTCCCTGCAAAAGGAAACAGACCTGCAACAGAGCACATGTTTCATTCATCAGGCATTGAATGTGCTAACGCACCTGAAGTTAACTATATTCTAATGCGCAACCCAAAACATCGAGGTGAAAGAATTGGCTAAGCACGTAACAGAAATGAAGCCTGACTACACCAAGGCTATGGACATACGTGGTACAGCCACAACAGTATGTCCTTGTGGTTCAGAGATTTGGAATCTCAAGACTATCTTTGATGATGACGGCGAGATTGGTATGTATTTTCTTGACATGGAATGTGCTGAGTGTGGTACACTAGCGACTGCACCAACACCCATAGATACGGAGATAGATGATGACTGAGTTTTTACATGAGGTAGTTAAGAAGCGTGAGTGGGACGCAGAATACCGCACTCTAAGACTAGAGCCACCAAGGATTGGATTACCTGCTGGTTTAATGGAGGCAATCCAGCGTGACATGGAGAGACATTATACCATGCTTGCGGATAATGCCGTAACAGTACAGAGAGGATAACATGAACGAGTTCGACGAGTGGGACCAAGCATGGAACTTAACTGAGTCAGGCTTGGCTTTGATAGAAGCAATAGAGAAAGCAAAACAAGATGCCGAACTATGAATACAAGTGTGAAGACTGCGGTACATCTGAGGAACACAGCCGTAAGGTTGATGACAGAGATGACTTCCCCAACTGTCAGTATTGTACAAAGCAAATGAAAAGAATAATAAACCCAGCACCGATTAAGTTCAACGGTACTGGGTTCTATTCAACAGGAGGGTAGTATGTGTGAGATATGTTTAGGTGGTGGTTGCTCAGCATGTGAGCCAACCAATAATGAACTTCAGTTTGCTAGTATGAAAGAGATTGAAGAGTTCTACGACATACATGGGGAAGATATGTATGTCGACCCAGGTGAGTTAGACCTAGAAGATATTGAGGAGTACCTTGATGAGTAAGATGTTAGATAACATCGCTTGGCTTCTCTCCCCATTCATTATCTTCGGTGGCGTCATTCTCCTGTACAAAATCGTTTGGGGTTTCAGTTACTTTCTCTGGCGCATCTTGGTCTGAGAAAGGTCTGAACCCACCTAGTTTATTTACTAAACGCTTGACGGCTCTGTTACCTCTCATGCGTGCAGCATCATCGCTACCTAGAGACAAGTAATTACTAATCTCTTTGTAGTCCATAGACTCTGCATATCGGAAGAAGAGTATCTTTCTATCCTCTTTGCTCAACTTCCAGTATGCGGAGTCTATCTCCATCATCATGACCGATAGGTTGCCACCTTCTGATGGCGCACTTGGTCGTCCTGGTCTACCTAAGTTTAACTTATGTGTAACGCCGTACTCATTACGCAACACGGCAGGAAGCAAGGCTTCCACTACATCTGACTCATAGTAATACAGGTCAGATACATCATAGCCAACTGTCTTGGCTTTCCACTTCTGACAATAATCTAATGCTTGATTTCTAAGCGAACGATAGATTAAGTTCTTGGCATCCTTCTCGCCTATACTTTCCCACTCATCTAACTTATTAGGGTGCTCAGTAAACCACGCATACAATGTCTGCTTTATATCCTCAAACTCAACCATGTGAAACTTACGATGGTACTCAGAGGCTACTGCCGTTACGACGTAATCCCATTTCTCAATCCGTTGCCAGTCCATTTGCCATTTCTTTCTTGTATAGTCGTGTCGCTGACATTAAATCATCTACTGTAATTAAGAATCCCTTAGACAGATTAGGTGGAATGTTACACGTAATCTCTCTACCAAACTCTTTAACTGCAAATCGTAATGCATCTGTTGGTACAATCAATGTGCTTTCTTCTAGCACGAACGCCCAGTATGCTGCCTCTGTCACACCTAATCCTGACGGAGCCCAGTCCTCTATCTTCTTAAAGAAACATTCGGTTTCGATGTAAAGATTATTTGTCTTAGCCCACTTGCGGTCACGCTTTACTTCAACCGTTCGACCACCAGTGAGCAACTCGTCTACTAACTGCTCACCTTTACGCCCATATCCAAAGTCTAAATCAAATGAAGATTTGTTAGTCATTATCCCATTGCTCTCGTAGAACTAGCAACCCAATGATTGCATAGTTTGCCATGTCCTTGAAGGAATCCTCAAGGCTTTCGTGCTCAGGGTTTACACCACTGTCTATCAGGTTATTGATACGTGCTAACTTGTCATGCATTCTAACTCTAAGTCCATTGACTGCACCGCCAGGTGCTTGTGATATATTCTTTGGACCATAATCTTTGTGCTTACTCAGCAACAACTCCGACAATTCTTTTACTGTGTTGCTTAGGTTTACTTCGAGGTGGAGTTCCCGTGCAATAGCGGAATGGTAAGAGTCACTAGTAATGTGCGGTCCTCTTTTTGCACGCTCGATATTTTCAGGCCCAGGTTTCCAAGGTATTGTAAAATCTGCCATATTTCTTCATTCTCCATTTTCCAAGAGGCGCTTGAGTTCATTGTCTAAATCATCCATGCTAGTAGTTACAATCATATCTTCTATTACACTGCCAAGTACATTGGGTTTAGTTTCCGCAGTAAATAATGTAGCATACGTAGACTGAACTATGTCTTCAATCATCTCAGGTTCATGTGCATATCTGTACATACAACGCAACAATGAACCTATCATTAAACGATATCCGTTGGGCAAGATTAATGCTGGGTCAAACTCTTCATCTTCTTCTAACAAGTGGTCGGTTGCATCAAAGATATTATCAAACTCCTGACCACAATCAGGACACTTTCTTTCATCCTTCTTCATTAGTTAATCCCATCTTGTCTTTAATGAATCCCGCCCCGTATTTAGTATAAGCGCTGTTAACATCCTCTCCGTCTCCGAAAGATACTGTCGTGACGGGTAGTTCGCGGGCAAGGCTTGAGGCAAACTCTCTGCCTGGGGCATCACCGTCGGCAAAGACAAAGATTCTCTCGAAGTCTGCAAGAAGTCTTGTATAGTGCTTCTTCCAAGAGTTCGCTCCAGGAACGCCAACGCAGGGAACTCCAACCATGCGAGACATAGTAAGCGTGTCAAGTTCTCCTTCACAGACGCCAATCCAATCACCAGCACGCTCGATATCAAGAACATTATACATCCGAGTATCACTTCCAACCATACCCATATATTTCGGTTCCACGGCAGGATTGAGAGACCTAAAACGCAAGTCAACAATCCCAGTTTTAGTAATATACGGGATACTAAGTCTACCTGTGTATGCTTCATGTCCTGGTTCAGGCTCCTCTACTACGCCTAATCGTGCCAACCGTGCAACCTCTAGAGGAATTCCCCTGCTTCGAAGGTAACCTTCTGCCAGATGAATACTTTCCTGGTACTTCCTTGATGCTATGCCCAAGAGTTCTTTCTGCGAATTCTGCTGCCCCACGTATGTCACATCCTTCTTGTTGTGCTATGATTTGTAAACTGTTTCCTTGTACACCACACGCAAAGCACACAAACAAATTCTTATCTAAGTTTGCAGTACCTGATTGGTGAGAGTCACCATGAAAGGGACACTTCAAGTTTGCTTGCCCATGGTCACGACGTAGACTAGCACCGTAGTGTTCTAGCACCGCCTTGATACTTGGCAAGTCACTCACCGAAGATGTCTCCTAATCTAAATACTAAATAAGCATCTGCTATTGCTTTACCTCTAGCCTTGATGACAAGGGCGGGGAGAACGCTATCGAGCCCGAGCCCTCTGGATTCGGCGTAATGCTTTGCTTCGAGTTGTGCTTCTTTGGTCCAGCCACTAAGGTCGATTCGATTCGATGCACCTGGGGCTTTGGCTTCGACGACTCCAATTGAGCCAAGGAAATCCGAAGAGATAACAATATCTCCTTCATCTCTTGCACCTGTTCTTGCAAGTCGTTCAGCGTTGTATCCATTTGCGCGAAAGTAATTTCGTAAGTCTGTTTCAAAAGTTGCTCCTCGTTGTTTATGAGATTTTCTAGTTGTCATAGTCACACATTCTCTGGTATATCATCCATGAACATATACTCAGGATTGAACGCAACCCAAGTCATCAGTCCTCCTCCTGCATCAGCGCGACCGTATCTATTCTTAACAGGTGCAACACCCATAGAAGTACCAACAACGCCGAGGGTACATATAAGAGCAGGAAGTTGAGCAACCTTGCCCTGAATAGCGGAGCGCGGTTGACACGGGCTACCTTGGATAGCCTCCGAAGTGTGGTGTAAAACAACCACCGCAGCATTAGTCGCTCTCGCAAGATACTTCAACTCCTTCATCACTGCTCGCATTGAAGCGAACTCTTCGCCACCATCAGTGGCAACATCCATTAAGTTGTCTACTACAATCAGAACTGGTGGACAACCCCATAGTTCTTCGAATGCTTGCACCTCTTCATCAATATCTTGAAGTGTCGGTGCTGATTCAAATGACCAAACAATATGGCTACCCTTTGCAAGAGTAGCCCTAGTCCAACCATGGTCAACATTCATTAATGCTTCAACATCTGACTGCGACTTACCTGAAATCATAGAGGCAAGCCGCATAGCCATTGTGTGTGCGTTAGTATCTGCTGAGATATAAAGTGTTGGCACTTTCATCTTTAAGGCAAGTGCCAGTGCTAGTGTGGATTTACCCACTCCTGGTGCTGCTGCGAACATCGAAACTTCAGAGCGTCTAATGATAATCTTGTTACTCTCAAACGCTTTGAAACAACTAGGTAGCGGTTCTCCACCAATACTGGGACGACCAACTGAGCGGACAAGTGTACGCATCCTTCATCATTCCCTTCTTTAAAGAATGAGCGTAGCCACCTAGACGGTGTGACTTGATGGCTACGGCTCATTAACGTTTCTTTAGTTTACTGGCTTGCACTGGTCTGGAGTCCCCTGTGGGGTTGGGCATGCCCAGAAAGCGTAAGGCTTCCCAGTGTTCTTGCTCACTCCCTGACGGAAGACTCTCGCTCCGTGTACACACGTCGGGCTCGCTTGTCCCGATGGCGTTACCGCGCTTGGTGGTGGAGTAAGTGACGGACCCTGCGCCTGGGGTGGAGCGGAGTAAGTGGATGGCGCTGTGTTTTGCGTTGAACTTGTGGTCCCCAAAGGGGCTGCATTGTAAGCACCAACAACCAATCGTTGTACGGCTGCTACTTGTGTTGAGTAATCACCAATGCCTTCTAGTAACACACTGAGTTCATCAGCAGTATTAGCACGGATATTAATCATATCCCCAGCAGGTGTCTTGTAACTGACTTGCAGTTTCCAGTCTTCCATTTGTTATCCTATCTTCGTTGAGAACGTACAGTAATCTGTAAGTCCACATTTGTATTGGCAGTTGTTTGTGTTTGGTAAAAAGATTCCAGACTTCCTTGCTTTGTCAAATCCTGACACTAGATATTCTAACTTCTCTTCTGTATATGTGTCAAGATTTACCAGAGGGGATACACCATGCTGACGTGCCATCCAATATGTCCCCCACTTAACATCAATGCCAAATGTCTTAAGCATTCCGACCTTGTAAAAGCCGAGTTGAAGTGTATTGGAAGGTGTTTGCTGAGAGGTTTTTAGGTCGACGATTACAAGTTCGCCATTGACTTCAAACACTCTATCAAGAATCATCTTGACTGGCACGCCAGCAAAATCGGGTAGCATAGCCAACTCGATGGCTGGTGTACCTTGTGGCGTCTTCCACAATTTCCAGTCAGGGTTAGCCTTACGCCAGTCGATGTAGGCTTGCACCCATCGAGGACCAGCATCTTGCCAAAAGTTTACGTCTTCTTTATTAGGGTTAGCCTTAGTGGCACGACCACCAACACGGGCATTGGTAAGGTCGGTATCACCGAGTTCCTGTGCCCAGGCCTTAGCCCATAATTCAGTCTGCATTTTCTAAGTCCCACATTTCTGTCGCCGTGTGGAATGCACTGCCACCTACAGACCAGACTGATGGTGCCTCGGGCACCTGCATCAATCGTCCTAGATAGTACTGATATCCACAGTCAATGTATGTACTAAACGCTGAGTAACTTACGTGCTCAGGTAGTTCGTAGTCTCCAAGTTGTATGCTCATATCTCAAGTATACAAGATATCCACAACTTGTCAAGTTTAAATAATGTTGCATTAGTCAGAGTCATGTGTATAATTAAATATATATACTATATAAGAAGCCCTTTAGGGGCTTCTATATAATATATATTAATATAATATATTATATAGGAGAATACAAATGTTAGAAACATTTATTGGAGTAGCACTAGCAATTGGACTACGTGACCTAGTGCATGAGGGTATCGCACGATACCAACAGTACAAAACCAAGAAAAACTGGCAAGCATTAATCGACTTGGCTGAGGACTTTGAGGCTGACGACGAAGATTTATAACCTGTAGAAATGACAAAAGAACCCCCCAACCTAGGGTGATTACCTTAGGAAGGGGGGTTTCTTGTCTCTATGGGCCTGCTAGGGCCCTAGATGAGGCTTATTCTGAGCCACGTCCAAATGCTGTTTCGTTCTTATCTGCCCATTTAGCCAGTGGTGCAGCCAATGCGCCGATGAGTACCGCATACTCTGGCTTCATGTCAGTCAACAGGGCAATACCCATAGTGATGGCTGAGGCTAGGAGTGCTCGTAGGTAGGACTTGATTGCTGCTACATCCTTTGGGGTGATGAACTTCTTGATGAGTGCTTTCATTTCTTTGCTTCTTTCTTTGGTAGTGGCTTCAACTTCATGGCAAAGTTACGTGCTGCATCTGCTGTCTTAAAGACTGGTGTCTTCTTGACTGTCAACCATGGGAACCATGGAGATGCGTCACTTCCACATTCATCCTTGATGGAAATATGGATATGTTTATTGTGTGGGTTGGAACCATTGTAACGGGACTCGCCATTCTTGGCTGACCAAATCTTACCCTGAAAGATAAGATACTTTACACGCTTGTCCTTCTGCAACTTCTCGTAGATATCAAAGCAGTCGATGCCACCATCTGGGTCATGGGTTAAGTCAACCGCAAGACCAGTATTGTGGTCAGAGTCAGGATTCTGTTTTTGGTGAGCAGCAGAAGGGAGCAATCCATCGCTTGCCTTCTTGCGCTTGGGAAACAATGCCGTCGCTTGACGGAGAACAGCAGTTGCAGCAGGAGTGGCTTTCTTGACCACAGGTTTCATTCATCTCTCCCCTTGTGTATCATCATCTGGTATAGGATTTCTACTTTTTCTTCTAGCCTAGTGACCGAATCCTTAAGGCTTGAGCCTGAGTTAGGTTTGAGTTCATAAAGATAATGCTTAACTAACCAGCGTACCGAGCCAGCGAATGCTGTCACAATAGCGATTACAGATACGATTAGTCCAGCCCAGTTCGATGCAGTCATTATACGGTCCTAATGGTTATTTCGAGGACTCCACCGAAACCGTCGAAGCGCTTGTCAGGTGGTGTCATGCGTGTGAATGTTACTTGTTCAATTACTGCCTGACGAGATTCGCCAGTTGATAGGTCTTGCCATGTAAGAACATCTCCTGTTTCTTCGATGTCTTCCAATACTTGAATGCGGTCAAAGGCACGTCCCTCATAACCGATTACCGTGTTGTATCTATCTGTCTCAATATCAAAGCAATAGACTGGGAATCTTACTACGCGTTGACGAGGCGTAGCAATAGTGGCCTTGGCTTGATATCCCTTAAACACTGGTCCTCGAGTTGTATCTGTTCCGTCACGGTACATAATAAACTTATAAGCGACATACTCTTGAGCGGTTGCAGGGTTTGATGTTGCTACTTCAATTGGTAGGACTGCGGCATCGTATGTAATTTGCTCGTACTCGACACCATTCTTATCAACGCTTTCAAGTGTCATTGAACCATAGGTAAAGTCACCACGTCCAACAAGACGCTTAAAGTTCTTAGGTTCTAATGTCCCATATCGGATGTTACCAGTTGTTAAGTATCCAGATGTGCGAAGAGTAGACTCATCTTCGATATAGACCGCACCATTTTCCGAATTACCATATGCTGTGCAGAATGTTAGTCTATCCGTACCATCAGCAAATGCGCATGATGTGGTTATGTGACCAGTCACTCCATCATAGTAGATATCATTTGCCCAAGCAAATCGCAATGGTTCTAGTTCGTTGCTAAGGTCAATACGAATTACGCCTGGTTCTCCAGCAACGCCAGTAGCGCACCATACGAAATGGTCACGTGCTGCAAAGTCATAACAAGGCTGTGATGTTTCTACAATCAATGGACCGTAGTTGATTGAACCATCTTGGTCAGACACAATACCAGCACGTACACCCTTGTTTGTACCAATCATCATGTGACCAAGGTAGTAATAAATCTTATGAACCACTTCACCTACTGGTAACTCTGCTGCGACAATTGCAGAGGTCAATGTTGGCATAACGCCAGCGGTAGATAGCGTAAACTTTACAATAGTAGACTGAATCCCATTGTACCCAGCGACGTAGATAGCAGGACCCGATGCAGTGATAGATGTGTATACATGGCTAGATGATGGGTGTGTATATAATGGAGTAGGCAAGATAGATGCAGCAGTTGACAATTCATAAATCTTATTGTCGGCACAAAGAACAATGCGTTCCTTGACATACTCCATTACTGCGTTGCTAATAGTTCCACTTGCGTCAAACAGTTTTACTTCGTCAGCAGTTGATGCAGATGAACCAGTCAATGGCTTCTTAAATAATGTCTGCTTTGCTGTACCACCAGAGGTGACATTTGTGTACCAGTATGCATATGTTCCATCATCACAGATGCCATGTACTGGATAAACTCCAGCACCTGCTATGTAATCAATGAAGTGAGTTACCGTTCCGTCTGCCGCAATCTTATCAACATCGTATTCATCATGTAGCAGTACACCAGATGTCGTGTTCCATTTAATGGAACGAAGTTCTTGGAAGCGCCGTCCACTAGAACGTAATGCTCCAGTTACTGTGTGTCCTGAAGTACAGTTCTTTAGTAGTGTTGCCTGGCCCTTTGTCCAGACGTTAACACCCTTGCTATCTGCAAAACGGTAGTGCGCCTTCTCATCAGTTGTTGCTGGGTCATAGAAGTTGATACCAGAACCTGAGTGAAATGACATCTGAGAGCGAATCCACCAACCAGTCAATGACTGCTCACCTGGTTCCGTTCCATTATCAAACTGTTCCTTACGAAATGGTGCTGTCTGACGGATGTAAGGGCGAGAATCATTGATTGCATAAATGAAAGGCATGCCACCAACTGCTACATCGTAGGCTACATCGGTATTCTGCCAGACAGAAGTAGATGATACTACACCTACATCAACTGCAATGGCACGGGTACTTCTACCTTCGGTGATATCTCTAGCCACGTTACTCCTTAAATAAGAAAATAAAAAATGACCAGTTTATCCACTTGGTCAGGTGGTACTACTAAGTATATATTATTCAGCAGCAGGTTCAGCAGGTAGTCCTGCTAGTTCTGCTTGATGAGTTGCAATAGCAGCCTCAAGGAT